TAATAGATCCTCTCTTTCTTGTAACGTTTGCTTCAAATAAATCAGCCTTTATATCAAAAGTTGTAGCAGAAGCACTAAAATCTATAGTGCCATCTTCTATTGATAGTAAAAATTGATTACCTTCGGATATTTCTCGAGCAATAATATTATCTGCTCCTCCTAAGTAATTTTGTATGTTTGATATTCTCATATTATCTCCTGTAGGTTAGTTATGAGTTATAATATACCTATAGATATATTATTTGTATTAATTAAGTTTCTTTGACCCATGCAGTACCATTCCATTTATATATATAATTGGCAATTAATACAGCATTATTACTATCTACTATTGAATAAGTAGTTCCATTATTGGTATAAATTGTTGCACCTGAATTACTTCCTCCTAAAGACAAAGCAGTAATTTCACTATCATTATTTACTCTATATGCTAAATATAATTTAGTAGAAAAATAAATAATTTCAGATCCAAATATTGTATTAGTAGTTGTATCAACAGGTATATTAGCTATTTCAGTAAGTGTAACAGCATCAGTATCAATAACATATTGACCACCTGCATTAGCACCTATAGCAAAAAATCCATCTACTAATCTAGGAGTAGTTCCTGTTATACCATCAAAAGCAAATTCTGGAGTTTTTAAAGCATCTACTTTATATCCTGGAAATATAGTATTTAAATTATTTTTAGTAGTTTCAAACCAAGAATAATCTGTTGGTGTACTTGAAAAAACATCTTTATTAGCTAAGGTTACAGATCTTAAACCATAATAATCTGGAACCGATGAACCAATAGTAGTAATCGTAGCATTACCTAAACCTGTTGAAAAATCACCTGTTGTTGTTCCAGTAGCCGTAGTATTTGTTACATTTAATTTATATACATTATTGACATATTGACTATCAACTGAAGTAAACCTAATTTGATTATTTACTGGTTGATCTTTTTCAATAGTCCAATCAGTTATTGTTGTATTAATATTTGATATTATATCCGCTGGTGTATTTATAGCACCAGTTAAAGTTGGTACAAAACCAACGAAGTTTTTATTATAATCAGAACTAACATTTCCAGGTTTAAATACCTGAATATTAGTTTTACCAGCATTATTAATATTTGTTTGTGTAGTACCTAGTATACCTTGAGTAATAGTTTTATTAATTGATGCATTAGAAAAAACTAAGTTTAATCCAATATCATCTTGAATAGATGTAGTATAGTTTACTATTTTTGAATCACCTGAATCTATTGTTGCAGTCATAAAACCATTTAAAGAAGTATTTAATGCATTTTTAAATTCGAGAGCCGCAGCAGTTGCATTTATATTATCACTAAATGCTGTTTCTGTTCCACCAGTAAATGTAACTTTACTAAATAGGGGTAAACCATTTACAGTTTTAGTAAATAAATTAGGTGCTGTAATAGTATATGATGAACCAAGTATACCTGTTCTTGTCATAGTAGATGTACCAAAAATAATATTACCTTCATTAACACCACTAACAGAATTATTATTTACTGTAGCAGTCCATAATTCACTAGCAACTGAATCAAATGTACTTACTGATGTAAATGTAATTTTCTTAGAAGAAGTATTATATGTAGCAGTATAATTATTAGGAGATTCTACATTATTATTTACTAATGCAATTAAATCTGTTCCAATACTATTTGATTGATTATCATCTGTAGCATCAGCGGCAATACTTAATGTATAAGTTCCTGTTCCATCTGGCTCAGTTAAAGATATTGTAGTTGATTGTGAAGTTCCAGCACCATCTGTTTCAAATTCATAATTATAAATAATATTTGAACCATCACCATAAACATCATTAATTGAAAAAGATGTATTTTCATTTGTTGATGAACCTGTATTAATTATTATACCATAACCTGAAAAATCAATAACACTAGTATCTGGATTTATATCTGATACATAAGTTGGTAATGAAACTGATAATCCACTTATACTTAAACCTAATATTGCTGTTCTAATTTCATTTAATGCATCAATAACACCAATATTATTTGAAAATGTATTATTAGTTATAGATCCTAAAGATCCTAAACTTACTGAATATTTTGTATCTGTACCTGTATTCCATCTTGTATTTGAAACAGGTTGAGTAGTATTATAAATATATAAATTAGTTCCTAAAATAAATTCTTTACTAAAACCAACAACATCACTTGTACTTGCATGAGTAATTTGTGATACATATCCACTACCACTATTAGTATATACTTGTGCATTTGTAGTATTAACTGCAACAACAGAAGTATCATCTATTACATGAATATTATTTAAACTATTTTTCATGGTAGCTGTAATAATATCGGCTGTTGCAAATGTTCCTGAATTTGAATAAACAGAACTTATTGACATTTTTAATTTCCTTTATTATTAATTAAATTGACCACCACCAGTTGCAGTAGATAAACTAAAATCTATTGAACTTGTTTGTACAACTTGTGAACCAGTATTAGTATAAGTAATTATATTACTATTAGAAGTAGAACTAAAACCAGTTAAATTATTAATTGCTAAAGCTATAGCCGTAGCAGTACCTGCAACAGTTGAAGACATACTATCAGTTAAAATACCATAATCTGTTAAAGATAATGTCCATGTTGCCAATGGATCAATATTAGTATCATAATTACTATCTAAAGTAATTGTATATGTATTTGTTGTAGCTGGTCTTGTTAAAATTAATTCTCTAACTTTTGTACTTGTAGTTATTTTTATATTATTATCATTTAAAAGTTTAATTGATAAAATACCACTAATAGTTTCAACATCTCTAAATACTTTTTCAAATCTGTGATAATATCTTATTTTAGTTCCATTGTACCAAACAATAATATTTTCATTTGTATCTACAATGTTATTAGAAATATCTAAAGTTGGTAATGTTTGTAATATTGGCATTAGTTAAATTGACCTCCACCTGTAGCACCAAATGTTAATGGTATTAAAAAGGCATTCCATATTTGTCCTTCATTAGTAGATGAGTTATAAAGCAATACATCATCTCCCATATCAGAAACATTATAATTTTGAACTCCACCTGAATTTGTTCTAGCAAAAAATGTCCAAGTACCTAAAGCTAATTTAAATGAAAATAATTCAGTATCAGACATTACATATGCATAAAAAGTACCTATACATACTGATCTTCCAAAACCAGAAGATACTCCAGCAACTACTAATGAAGCTAATTCTATAATATCATTAACCTTAACACTATTACTTGATGAATTTACAGTTAAAAAACCAGTTGATCCCCAAATTGCAATATTTGATATTGTTTTTCTAACTGTATCATTTTTTATATCATCAGCTAAATTAATATGTAATAATTCTTTTTGTGTTATATTACCTCTTGTTCCTGTAAAACTTAATTCTTGTTCTTCCGTTGTTGCTACACCAGCATTAAAATTTGTAGGAAATGTTATAGACCCTGAGCCATCAGTTCCACCAGTTCTAGTAATTGTATTAATTGCTGAACCAGCATAACCTATTTGTTGAACAGAATCAATATCAGTAAAACCATCTCTTATATTTAAACCAGTAGTGCTATCTCCATATTTAAGTTGAGTAAATCTATTTACAACACCATAAGGATTTTTTAAATCATTAGGATCAACAATAATTCCAGAAACACCAGAAGTAATACCACCAGCCCCTGGTCTAAATACACCAAAGTCATAAGCATTAGAAAAACCACCTCTAGCAAATTGGTTAATAGGTCTTACCCAAAATACTAACGTATCTGTAAAATCTAAATCAAATACTTTATGTTTAACTATTGTATTTTCAGCAAATGGACCTGTAGATGTTCTAAATGAAATATTAAACAATCTTTGAGCAACAGTATTATTAATATTATCTCCAACATATATTTCAAATGTTTCTGTTAATCCAGTAGGTACAGTCCATTGTAATTCTACAAATGGAGTAGAAGAATCTGTATTATTACTAATTGTTGTTAAGTTAGTAATTGCTCCAAAATTTCTAGGATTAGGTAAATTTGTATTTGGAGCTAATTGAAATTCTGTTAATGCTTCTTCTGTATATGCATCAGCATTATAT